ATGACCATTATTGATATAATAAACAAACACTCTCCTGTTGAAGGAGATAGAGTTCGTTTGCATTGTCCTTTCTGTGGGGGAAGGGACACTTTAACTATTTCAAAAATAGATGGAAAAATTTTGTGGAATTGCTACAAGGCAAGTTGTAACACAAAAGGAGCTAGGGAATATTCTCGCTCAAAATCTGAAATAAAAAGTTTTTTGCAAAAAAACTATCATCATACTAACTACTATCCCGGTTTTCAAGTTCCCGGGCAATTCACAATTTTTTCTGAAAATCCTCGTGTAATGAATTACCTGAGAAAAAATCATTGTATGTATGCAGTTAATAAAAAGCTGGCTAAGGTTATGTATGACCCACAACAAGATAGAGTTGTATTTATGGTAGAGTACGATGGAGCTACTCATGATGCCATAGGGAGAAGTTTAAGTAAGACTGTTATACCAAAATGGTATCGCTACGGAAAATCAAATAAATTATTCACATGTGGCGATAATAATGTTGCCATATTAGTAGAAGATGTTGCTAGTGCGTGTGCAGTTTCACATGTAGCAACAGGGGTTGCCCTAATGGGTACCCACATGAAAGACGCAGATTTATCAGTATTAAAAAAATTTAAGGAGGTTAAAATTTGTTTAGACCCAGATGCTACACGTAAGTCTCTTGACTTGCAAAAGTATTTGGCGTACATTGTAAAGTGTAGTATATTAAGAATAGAAGATGATTTAAAGTATTACAGAGCAGAGGAGATAAGACAATTAGTATTGAACAGCAATTAATTAAATTGTTGCTACGTAAAGATTTTTACGACAACAATAAATCAAAAGTAGTTCGTTCCATGTTTCCACAGGAGTTGGCGGACTTGTTTGACACGATTATTAAAGGTCACAACAAGTACGACAGAGACTTGTCCGTATTGGAGATACGAGAACTATACAGTGTTCACAATCCTACGTCTACTAGGGCACGAAAAGAAATAGTGTCCGACATACTAGATGACATAGATTCACTTCCTCACATAGGCGAGGATGTGGCTAATGATGTTGTACGTAGCATATGGCAACAGGAAGTCGGCAGACGTATAGCTGATTTATCCTTAGCCATTATGGAGGGTTCTACAGAGAAACTACAAGAGATAAAGAAAATAGTTGAGAAGTCTGAGGAAGGGTTTGTACCAGAGGATACCACAGAGCCAGTCCCTACAGATTTGGACACACTACTTGACTACGTACAGACAGAGGATTGTTGGGAGTTTAATATTCCTAGCCTGTCTAAATTAGTACGTGGAGGCAAAGGCGGCGAATTTATGATTGCGTTTGCTAGGCCGGAAATTGGTAAGACTGCTTTTTATGTTTCATTAGCGGCCTCCCCAAATGGTTTCTGTTGCCAAGGTGCGGATGTTCACATTATTACCAATGAGGAGCCTGCTAGGAGAACTATGCTTAGGGCGGCTTGCTCGTACACTGGGTATACTCAGGAAGAGTTATTTATGAAGAAGGGTGACGCTAAGAAAATGTTTTCTGAGATTGCCCCCAATTTAACTATGGTTGATAATGTCGATGCATCTATTGAGTGGCTTAATGTGTACTGTGAAAACAAGAAACCTGATATATTAATTATAGACCAATTAGATAAGATTAATGTCCAGGGAGCGTTTGCTCGTACTGATGAGAAGTTACGTGCTATATACACCAAGTTCAGAGAAGTCTGTAAGCGCCACAATCTCTTTGGTATAGGTGTAAGCCAAGCATCTGCTGATGCCGAGAGCAAAACTAACGTCACTTATGCTATGATGGAGAACAGTAAGACAGGAAAAGCTGCTGAGGCTGATTTGATTATTGGTATTGGAAAATCCGATATAACTGACAACAACGACGAAAGAAGGTATCTCACAATATCTAAAAATAAGTTGACTGGTTTTCATGGAAATATAGTATGCAATCTAGATATAGCAAAGAGTAGGTTCACAGCATGATTACAACATTAGATGTAGAGACTACTTTTCAAAGAGATGCTTCTAGACGAAGCGACCCTACACCTTTTCATCATGATAATTATCTTGTATCGGTACAGTACAATACGTGCTCTGATAATACGCCCAAGTTTGTTTGGTTTAATCATGATGAGAAGGTGCCTGATGCAAAAATGTCACACTCACAAGTTCAATCAGTATTGGATGAGACAAAACTATTGATTGGGCATAATATTAAGTTTGACTTGGTGTGGTTATGGGAAAGTGGCTTTAAGTACTCTAATAGAGTGTATGACACCATGATTGGAGAGTACCTTCTTTTACGAGGGCAGAAATGGGGCGTTAGCCTTGAGGAGTCTTGCAAAAGAAGAAAGGTAGCTTTGAAGAAGACTGATTTGATTGACGATTACTTGGCTAAGGGTATGGGGTTCAACAAGATGCCCCCAGAAGTAGTTGAAGAGTACGGATGTGCAGACATTCTTTCTACGAGAGAATTGTATGATTCACAACTTGAACTATTTAAACAGTCTGCCAACTCTGGCATGGCTAAGCAACTGAAATTAATGAATAGTTTTCTGTATATATTAGCAATCATTGAAAGAAATGGTATAAAGATAAATTCAGATGAGTTGCTACGGGTTAAACGTGATTATCAAATTGAGAAGAAACAGCTTGAAAGCAAGATGGAAGAGATTATGTACGAAGTTATGGGCGATACCAGAGTTAATTTTGCTTCTCCTGAGCAACTTAGTCAAATGATATACTCACGTAAGGTGACTGATAAACGCAAATGGGCGGAGGTGTTCAACATTGGTTTGAATGACAAGGGAAAGCCTTTGTACAGACCAAAAATGAGCACTGCCGTATTTGTCAATAATGTCAAGACGTTAACCACAAGAGTTCACAAGACCACTGCACAGCATTGCAAGAGTTGTAAAGGTATCGGCAATTACCAGAAGATGAAGAAGGACGGTAAACCATACAAAAGACTCACAAAATGTTCTGTATGCATGGGAAGGGGGTATACACTCGATGCACTCCCTAAGATTGGGGGCTTGACCATGAACCCCAGAGATATATTTGATGTTTCAGCTAATGGATTTGCTACAGACAAGTCTACCATATTAAGATTACTTACTGTGGCTAGGCATAAGCAAAATAAGAATGCAGAAACATTTTTAGAATGTGTCACCAGACTTAACGCTGTGGATGTGTATTTAAACAGCTTTGTTGGTGGGATTGAGAGGAACACAAGACTTAATGGGGTACTGCACCCTAAGTATAATCAATGTGTTACTCGTACAACTAGACTATCGTCTTCTGACCCTAACTTTCAGAATCAACCTAGAGGGAACACATTTCCGGTTCGTGCCGTAGTTATCTCTAGATTTGAAGGTGGAAAGATACTACAGGCGGACTATAGTCAACTGGAGTTTAGAGTTGCCGCTCAGTTATGTGGGGACGCTAACATGCGTAAAGATATCCTTGATGGAAGTGATGTCCATAGATACACGGCATCAATCATCTACAACAAGAGAGAAGAGGATGTCACTAAAGACGAACGTACTTCAGCTAAAGCGCATACGTTCAAACCACTATACGGAGGCGTTACTGGTTCGCCAAATGAAACGGCGTATTATAAAGCTTTCGTAGATAAGTACCCAAAACTAGGAGAATGGCATGAAAATATACAAACTGAAGCTATATCGACAGGTATTGTTGCTCTGTATACTGGTCAGCAATTTGCTTTTCCTGATACTAGACGTCTTGGTAGTGGAGTTGCGTCGAACGCACCCGCAATTAAGAACTACCCAGTACAGGGTCTTGCAGGTGGCTGCATTATGCCGTTGGCGCTTATTAAATTACAAAGCGAGATTAACCGTAAAAAGTTACGGTCTCTTGTTATTAATACGGTCCATGACTCCGTTGTAGTCGATGTATTCCCTGGTGAAGAGGACATTGTTGCAGATGTTGCATACAAATCAATGACTGGTGTTACTGATTTATTTGAGCATATGTATAATGTAAAATGGACTATTCCCTTGGAAGTAGACATCGAGATAGGAGATGACTGGCTTAATATGAAAGAAAAGCATATATCTCGGTTGACATAACTAGTATTATAGTGTAAAACATAGAAATCTAAATAACGAGAAGGAGTAAAACTCGTATGAATAATCTACCTACAATAAAAAAAGACATTAAATTCAATGACATAGCAGATGTAATTGGGCAAGCTAGCTTTGATGCCCCTGCTATGGCTCATTCGTTTTTAAAAATTAATAGAGACCATGAAGACGATGAGGGTAGAAGTATCCCTGCAGGTTCTTGGACTACAACTGTAGATGGAGTACCTATGTATTCCAAAAATGTAAAGTTGCAGATATTCTTGCAGAGATTCCAATACCAACAATATGACCCTGATGCAGGGGAAACAGTAAATAAGTCGATTATGGCTAAAAATCTGTTTCCTAATACAGAGATACCGGACTGTCTCGGTACTATGCGTTGTGGTTCTGTTCCTCTTGCTAAGAGGGACGCCTTGACTGGTGACGATGCTATACGTCAAAAGCAGACATCATGTTATAGAATGATTTATGGTAAAGCATTCTTAGCAGATACGGTGGATGCCGATGGTAACTCGGTGCCTGATTGTGTTGTCCCTGTGCTCTGGAGAGCAAGAGGAGCAAACTTCATGCCTTTATCGGATACATTGGATGGGCTATCCGCACAGAAGAAGCCTTTTATCTTCTATAAGTTGACTTCCACACTCGACAGGAAGAAAAAGGGCAGTAATGTGTACTACGTAGCTAATTTCACTGTAGACAAAGAGGCTACAGAGTTTAATGAGGACGACCAAGAACTTCTTCATTATTTCTCTGACCTAGTTGATAAGGAAAATAAGTATGTCATGTCCACGCATGACAAAGCCTTAATCAACAAGGGCATTGTTGTAGATGGCGATACTACTATCGTCGACGACTTAGATGATGCCTTTAATCAGGATTTGGACGCTACTGATATGTTGACTAGCTGATGAATACTCATCAAGCAACATTGCTTTCGTTCTTATCAAAAGCAGTAAAAGGGGGGGCAGAAATGCCTTCCCACCTACTGGATGAATTTGCTGATTTGGCCAAGAAAGCACTAGAAAAACATTTTTCCAAAAAAGATGAAGAAGATTTCCGACTACGAATGAGTAATATCGGACGTCCTCTTTGTCAGTTGCAGATGCAAGCTAATGGAGCAGAGGCAGAAGTGCCTGATTACAGCTTTAAGATGCGTATGATTATGGGAGATGTTTTAGAAGCAGTCTTAATCACTTTAATCAAAGCTTCTGGTGTAGAAGTAAAAAATATTCACAAGAAAGTGGAGTTAAAAGATAAAGATATAAATATAAAAGGTGAATTTGATATTGAATTATCCGATGGAATTTACGACATTAAGACTGTGTCGCCATATGCATTCGACAACAAGTTTAATTCAGATAATGCATTCAATAGCATAAAGACTACTGATACTTTTGGCTATGTGTCCCAAGGATACGGATATGGACTAGCTGCAGATTTGCCGTTTAAAGGATGGATAGCATTAAATAAGTCTACAGGACAGATTGCTTTCGCAGAAGCCCCTGATGACAAAAAGGAAACAAAGGAGGTAGCTAATGCTCTCAAAAAAACACATCGGACCATTTATAATGGAGAACCTTTTAAACGATGTTTCTCCGACACTGAAGAAACTTATTATTCAAAGCCTACAGGAAACAGAGTCTTGGGGTTTGAATGTTCATACTGTCCATACAAATCAACCTGCTGGGACAAGCTCGAGTTCAAACGACAGCTCCCCAGTAAAGGGAAAAACCCAAAGTGGGTTTGGTATACAAAAATATCTGATGAGTGGCGTGACTCTGCAAATTAAATATGGAGATATAGATGCCAAGACTTTTAAACTCAAGAGGTACGAAGCGGAAGACTTCCTCAACCAAGTTAACAAGGGTACTCCCTTTCCGTGCATCAAAAGCAGTGAAACGTCGACCTTCATCCCCATCAACAATATCACAGAAATTCGTATTGAAGAAGAAGATGACCCCGAAGACATCGAAAGCAAAGGGTAGGCGATTACAGACTTGGGTAGCTGACAAGCTACTCTCTGTATTCAAAGCACTCACATCATTAGATGTGCGGTCTACTCCTATGGGGGTTAATGGAGTTGATGTGCAGTTATCAACGGCGGCCTTTAAAAAGTTTCCGTATGATATTGAGTGCAAGAATACCGAAAGAACTAAAACTATTTACAACTATTATGAACAGGCTATATCTCACAATAATAAAGGGGAACCGCTTTTAATAATAAAGATGAATAGACAGCGTCCCTTAGCGATTATGGATGCGGAACACTTTATAGAGATTGTATCATGCAAAAGTTTAAAATGATGAAATTAGCAGATGGAGATTCTGCCATAATTATAAGAAATAACAAAGATGAGAAAGGGTATGATGTAGAGATAATACATCACTTTCCTAGAGAAGATGATGCAAGTGAAGAAGAGATGACTTTTTTTACTTTGATGTTGCGTGGTATGGCAGACTATGCTATGAATAATCCAGAGCCACTAATAGAACAAGGCCAAAGAAGTTTTGCTAGTGATTTTAAACAGTTACACACCATACATTAGGAGAATGCAGTGGAAAAACAATTATCATTTAATGGAGTTTATCAGGAGATAGCCAAAGAATTAGACGTCGTTAATGAACCCCCTCATTATAATCAGGGCAGTATACAATGCATAGATGCCATGAAGGAGATGACAGGGGATGGGTTTGAGTATTATTTGCAGGGAGCAATAATGAAGTACTTGTGGAGATACCGATACAAAGGTAAACCGGAACAGGATTTACAGAAAGCGCAATGGTATCTTGAACTATTATTAAAGACTGTTAGGGCTAAGTATGGTGACAAGAACGGTAAAAGTTAAAATAAAGATTATTGCTAATGTGGACATAGATGAGTTCACACCAGATACGGAAGAACTTCCAGATGTACTAGAAGATGTTATTGAAGATTTAATGCACGAATTCTCAGGAATAAGTGCTAAAGATGTAAGCGTAACTTATTAAAGGAGATAATAGATAATGCCAAATATATTTACACCTCAACAAGACGAACAATTTATAACACCTTTTAGTCCTATTATAGGTTACAAAAAACTATCCCCCTCTTTTGTGGAAAAACTTAATAACTCTATGAACAGTAGACTTGAGGATTGGTCAGATACTTTAGTTGGAAAAGTTAAAGAAGAGTTAAGGTTTCCAGAGGAATTAGTTAACTCATTTTTTGAGGAGATGAAAGATTTTATAATGAAATACCAACTTCATGCTGAACTTTATACTTCTATGGGTGCTAGGGGGTTAGACCCTAATTCTGACTATAGTATACAGGCTACAAGTGGTTGGTTTGTCAGGCAGTTTGAAAACGAATATAACCCTGTTCATATTCATCCAGACACTATGCTGTCTTGTGTTGGCTATCTTAAATTACCTAAAAATATAGAAAAAGAGTGGGAAGAAGATTACAAAGACCACCACCCTAGTCATGGGCACATACAATTTATGCATGGAACTTCTGTTAGTTATACAGCAACTAACTTTATGTTTAAACCACAAGTAGGAGACTTTATCATTTTTCCTTCTCATATGTTTCATACTGTCTACCCCTTCAAGACAAAAGGAGAGAGAAGGTCATTTAGTGTAAATTTTACTGTACATTCAAATTTAAAGGAGGCTACAAAAGATGAGTAGTGTATTACCTACAGACTACCAAAATTTTATTGCTATATCTAGATATGCTAGATGGATAGACAATGAGCAACGACGAGAGACATGGAGTGAAACCGTATCTCGCTACGTTGATTTTCTTGCCAGTAGAACCAATATGGACACCGATACTACAGAAGAAATATGGGACGCTATATATAAATTAGAAGTAATGCCTAGTATGAGGGCGCTTATGACGGCAGGAGCCGCTCTAGATAGGGATAATACGGCAGGGTACAACTGTGCGTATTTACCTGTAGATGATATGAAATCATTTGATGAGGCTATGTATATTCTTCTATGTGGAACTGGAGTTGGATTTTCTGTAGAAAGAGACAAAATAAATAAATTGCCGGAAATACCTCATGATATATTTGATAGCGATGATATGATTGTCGTACACGATAGCAAAGAGGGCTGGGCTAAAGCACTACGTAAATTGATAGCCTTACTCTATGCTGGAGTAATCCCTTCATGGGACTTATCAAAAGTGCGTCCTGCAGGTGCCAGACTAAAGACTTTTGGTGGTAGAGCATCTGGCCCAGGTCCACTAAATAATCTGTTCACATTCACAGTCAATTTATTCAAAGAAAATGCAGGTAAAAAGCTTTCTAGTTACGATTGCCATAGCCTTATGTGTAAAATAGGCGAAGTAGTTGTGTCTGGTGGAGTTCGTAGAAGTGCCATGATTTCTCTATCAAATTTATCTGACATTAGAATGCGGCATGCTAAGACAGGGCAATGGTGGGAGACAGCTCCTCACATGGCTCTTGCTAATAATTCTGTGGCTTATACAGATAAACCCGATAGCACCACTTTTTTACGTGAGTGGAGTTCACTTGTTGAGTCACGGTCGGGAGAAAGAGGCATTTTTAATAGAGTTTCAGCTAAAAATCAGGTCTCTAAATATGGCCGTAGAGACCCTAATTGGGATTTTGGATGCAATCCTTGTAGCGAGATAATCTTGCGCCCCTATCAGTTCTGTAACCTCACTGAGGTGGTAATAAGAGAGGATGATACCTTCTCTAATATCTGCAGAAAAGTAAAGTTAGCCACCATACTAGGTACAGCCCAATCCACACTCACAAACTTTCCTTATTTACGTAAAATCTGGAAGACTAACACTGAAGAAGAGAGGCTTCTTGGAGTTTCGTTGACAGGAATTATGGATAATATGATAATGAATGGGCAGGGGGACGAGGCTAAAAAGAGGTTGCCTGATATTTTGAATAGATTACGGGAAGAGTCAGTACAGACTAATGCAGAATATGCCCAAAAATTAGGCATTCCTGCGAGTACTGCTATAACTTGCGTCAAACCAAGTGGCACAGTGTCACAATTATGCAACAGTTCATCAGGAATTCATGCTAGGCACAGTAGATTTTATATAAGAACAGTACGTGGTGACAATAAAGACCCTCTAACACAGTTTATGCAAGACCAGGGGATACCTAGTGAGCCATGTGTTATGAAACCAGAAACAACTACCGTGTTTAGTTTTCCTATGAAGTCACCAGATAGCTGTGTAACTAGGCATCATATGTCCGCCATAGAGCAGTTAGACACATGGTTGATATATCAGAGACACTGGTGTGAGCACAAGCCTTCAGTAACCATATCTGTTAAGGCAGATGAGTGGGTAGAAGTAGGAGCTTTTGTGTACAGAAACTTTGATGAGATGTCAGGTGTATCGTTTCTGCCCAGTGATGACCATGTATATCAGCAAGCCCCTTATCAGGATATGATATCTGCGGAGCAATCCTGGGAATTGGGAGTTGCTACTACAGAAAAAGGTAAAAATATTCCCTTTACAGTAGAACATTATAATGCTATGAAGAGCAAGATGCCTTCTGCAATTGATTGGACTACGTTAGCCGATTATGAGCAAGAAGATACTACCAAGTCTTCACAAACTTTTGCTTGCAGTGGAGATTCATGTGAAATCGTTGATATAGGAGCATAAAATGATAAAGAAGCATATTAAATTCTTTTACCGTGGTAGGAAAGATTTTTATAAGTCAGAAACTATTGGTGAACGTACCCACCATGTTTCCAATCCTTTCCCACTAGATTCAGATAAAGGAAAAGAATGGCAACGAGGATTCGACAATAGTTATTTTATAAATTTAAAAAGGCAGAACGCTCATGAGCAAGCTAAAAAAATTAGAACCACAAATACATGACAGGAAGAAATTTGACTTAGACT